CTAGATTTTGTCGGCGTGATGCAGCTGTACAAATTTGTCCCACAGCTGCTCATCGCTCTCAACGTGCGCCGGGTCGATGATAATCGTATTAACTATCGGGCAGACCTGCTGGCAGGTAGGGGTTTCATAATGGCCAATGCACTGGGTGCAGCGGTCGCTATCAATCTCGTAAATGCTATCGCCCATTGAGATGGCCTGATTAGGACACTCCGGCTCGCACATATCGCAGTTGATGCATTTCTTGGTAATTAATAAAGCCATTTCAACGCCTTGCTGTTACTTAACCTGCCCGTCAACAATCCATCGTCAACTTACCTGCCCTAAGAATGTCAGGACATGTATTTATATACAGTATAAAATGAGGGATACCACGTGCTCAGGCACGGATGTCGGTGGCGCGCACTTTACCACAAATGCAAATTAACCCCAATAACGCTGAGCCTCAGCGCGTTTTGCTTTGTGAACTTTCAGTACGTGCTATGATGGCATAAACGGCCCTCAGACTGAGTGATGATCGTACTTATGGTACAGAGAGAACAATTGCGCGAAGCATTTTCCCGCAGGCTGGCGCAGGCCTGCACAGACGCCAATCTGGATGAATTTGGCAGAGGCATGGCGATTGCCAGGGCGCTGGGCGTTTCTTCCAAGGCCGTCAGCAAATGGCTCAACGCGGAATCTGTTCCTCGCCAGGACAAAATGTACGAGCTGGCGACATTTTTAAACGCCGACGTTTTATGGCTCCAGCACGGAAGCGAGGGCAGCTTTGCAGACGATCGTCGTGAGAACCAGCCCGCTCTCGCATCGAGCGAGACAGCGCCTTTCTATGTGCCTCAGCCGGAACCCGGTTTTCGCATCGACGTGCTGGATATCGAAGCCAGCGCAGGCCCCGGCCGCCTGATTTCCAGCGAAGTGACGGAAACCATCAACCACATCGTCTACGACAGCCAGGAAGCGCTTGAGCTGTTCGGTCATCGACCCGCATCAAGCATTAAAGTCATTACCGTCACCGGGGACAGCATGTCGGGCACCATTGAGCTCGGCGACTATATCTTTGTCGATATTGCGAAAGACTACTTCCACGGCGACGGCATCTACGTGTTCCTCTATAAAGGCCAACTGCTGGTAAAACGTCTGCAAATGACCCACGACTGCCTGCTGGTGCGCTCCGACAACGCGAAATACGCCGACTGGAAGATCTGCGAAGACAACGAACAGCACCTGAAAATTATCGGCAGGGTGATGTATAGCCACTCGATTCGCCGCCATGCCTGAACTGCTTTATCCCTAAAGCTGTAGTACATCTGCAGCTAAATACAAAAAAAGTTAAAAAATAATTGCTTATAAATCAATTGGTAACTTGAGGTTGTGTTTTTTTAACTATAATTCGTACTTTTGGTTCTTGACTGATTTGTACTATTGGTTCAATATCAATTCATCAGCACGACCAAGCGCTCAGAGATGAGCCAACGCTCTTTAACTTCCGGCCCTGAAAAAGGGCAATGCACCCAGCAATAAACTTTGGGATATCAGCAAGATATCGCCAAAGTTAATTGACAGGAGGATGTATGGACGCACAGGCACGCCGCCGTCAGCGCCGTGAGGCGAAACAGGCGGCCTGGAAAGAAGCGAACCCTCTGTTAGTGGGTATCCGTTTCACACCGCAGCCACAGCCCGTACTGAGGTTATGCCGCCAGCCGGCGGATCGCATTGCTAAAGCGCTGGAAATCGTCAACGAATACGGCCTGCAAATTCAGCACAACGCGCTGCGCTATCAAAGTCTTCGCCAGCTCCAACAGCAAAAAAATAGCCTGATGTATCACGCCACACCGAAGAATGCTGCGGGGTTGCCCAATGCCCGCGGCAAAGAAAAGCGCCACGGCAAATCTATACCTCTGATTTAGACACATTCTGCCACCCTCGCTGAACAGACATTATCCCGGCCCGGCCCGCGGGTGAGAGAGACTGCCATGAACGACCAACCAGGAAATATTGTCACGCAGAGTTTTGCGTGGCTGGCGGCTCTGGCTGCCGGTCTGGGTATCACGACTCAGGATATGGTCTACATGATATTCGGCCTGATAAGCGTGGGTATTTCTGTAGCCTCCTTTATTAACGGACGGCTGGATGCCCAACGTCTAAGAAGAGAAGACGAAAAGCGCACCCGGCTTCTTCAGGATTATCTGCACGAGCTACAAACCAAAACGATTCCCGAAAAGGAACTGCCAGCCGCCGCGAAAGCGCTTCGCGAGGCGCTGAAATAAGCAGTGATTCGCCATTGCCAGCTATGACATCCGATAAATAACTTAAAACAGGTAAATTATATGAATAACGTTAATATTAAAGAGCCTATTAATCTGGCTGATTATCTCTATGCTCCCGATGCCGGAATATATCCCGGAACAGGTGAGGACTTAACGCCGAAGCTTAATGCGTTGCTGAATGATAGCAGCACGTCGAAAAAAGGAATTTATTTCCCTGAAGGAGTGTATCTGTTTGCTGAAGACGTTTTTATGAAGTCTTATCGCTCCTTTCAGGGTTCTGTAAACGGAACGGTATTTCGTGGCGTTGCTGAAAATGGCGAAGCCGTGATGTTCGGCGATGATGTTTATGAGCATACCGTCACCGATCTCAAGATTGAGAATATTATTTTTGACAACGCTCGCGTGCACTTCTACGGGCGGAAAATAAATATTCAGGTTTCTCACAACATTTTCATCAACACGGCAAGCAATACCGCACAGCTTACCTGCTCGACAAATGCTTATAGCATTACCGGCAACGTATTTATGCGCGGTCGCGGTTTCGCTGGCGTAGGGTTAAACACCTACGGCAATGCTCCCGGCCTGCTGATTGAGCAGAACTTCCTGGGGTCAGTGAATGATATTCCGCAGGCTGCACCGTGGCTGGATGAAACGACGCGGCAGATGCTGGATACGCTTCTGGCGCTGCGGGCTGGCGGCTCAATGTCGTTCGATGACGCGCAGGGAGATTTTGTCGCCGGCTGGTATTCAACCAGCAATCTCAGGAAGGGGATATTTCGGAAGAACTTTTTTTCGGGCAGTGAGGAAACGTACCTTTATAATCCGAAAACTGGGGCCGCTGATATTCCTCGCGATCACAATATTTACATCAAGCAGTACGATCGGGTTGAAGTGGTACAAAATTATTTTGCCGGCTGGCCGGGCAAAGACCAGCCATCTGGTCAGTTGAAATTCCGCAATGCAAAGGGGCTGGTATTTGCCGCTAACTATCTGAAGGGCATTTCCTTCAACGCCCGGCCTTACGACGATATCAGCGAGCAGTGGCTAATCATGAAGGATACTTTCATCTTCAATAATTATCTCGATGATGGAATGATTAGCTACTGGCAGAACTTTACCGATAGCCAAAATAAACGTATTGATATCACCAACTACCTGGTGTTTAGTAACGATTTTATTCATCGCGACAGTGCTGAGGTGTTAATTACTGCCCCAGCGAATACGCTATCCCCGGATCAATTCCTCTGCGCCGAAAACCGCTTTGTTGATACCGGTGCTCTGGTTAATACCAGCAGGCTGTTTACCGAAACGGAATTGGATGCTCTTCAGGCGGGGCTGCCTGATTACGCTTCGAAGTATCTTAATGTTTCACCGATCGTCAACGTTAAATAACAGGCTAGCCTGGCTATATATTTTTCGGGAGATCTGTTTCAGCTCCCGCTAATAAAAAATCTACTCGATAAGTATCAATTAGTCTTAATAAGGATAATCTCCCCTTGAAGATAAAATTTTTTTTACTGGCCGTTCTTTGCTCTAACCTGGCCGGTTGTACCACGCTTTATTACCGCTAACGACGATGAAATTACTTATCCCACTCTTAGCGATATCGCTTGCGGGCTGCATTAACGTTTACGGGCCGGTTAAACCCGGCGGCCAGACTGATTCCGCCGCTGGCTCGCAGACCGCTGGCATGGGTGACGCTGCCTCGGTGATTAAGATTGGCAACAGAAAGCCAGACGAGCTGATTGCTGCGGTGGAGCTTTACTACCGGCAGAAAGGTCTCTCGCTGGCCGTGCAGGACGCGACAACCGGCATCGTGGCCGCCTCGGGAAGCGATGCCGAGCTGGCAGGGTTATATCTCGACTGTTCCTCGCTGCCGCAAACGCAAAACACCCAGCAGCAATTCCGCATAGTGACCCAGGTCTGGAGCGCAGGCGAAGGCAGCAATGTTTCCGTTGATGTAACGGGCTTCACCGGGCTGGTTACCGCCGACGGCAACGACAAGATCAAACCGGTTGAATGTCGGAGTAGCGGCCTGTTCGAAAAAGACCTGCTTGAAAGGCTTCGCAAATAAGCCCGTCAGCTCCGCCTTAATCCATTCCCGCTCGCCAGCAGGCGGCTTCAAAATATCTTAGGTAAAAAATGAGAGGTAGCTAATGGCCATGTCTCCCGGATTGAGAAATACCTTGCTTGGTCTGTCAGGAGCCAGCGCGCTGACGCTGGCAGGCGTGATGATTCCCGAACTTGAGGGCGTGCGCTACACGCCTTATTACGATGTCGCAGGCGTATTGACCGTTTGTTATGGCCACACCGGCAAAGACATCATGGCCGGGAAAAAGTACACCCCGGAAGAATGCCGGCAGATGCTTGATAAAGATTTACAGCCGTTTGCCCTGGCGGTAGAACGCGCCGTTATTGTGCCCGCTGATGAATACCAAAAGGCCGCGCTCATCACCTTTAGCTACAACGTAGGCATCTCCGCGTTTCAGCGCTCTTCTTTATTACGCGAGCTTAACGCCGGGCGTTTTGAACAGGCCTGTGAAGGGCTGAAAAAATGGACCTGGGCGGGCGGCAGGCAGTGGAAGGGGCTGATGAACCGCCGGGAAGTTGAATATGAAGTTTGCCGCTGGAACAGGAAGGCCTCATGAGCACACGGGTTTTACTGGCGCTGACGGTTTTCACTGCGCTCGCCTTCGGTACCTTTCACTTCCAGTCGCGTTACGCATCGCAAAAACAGCTGACCGCACAGGCAGAACAAAAGCTTGCCGCGCAAAACAGAGTTATTGAGGACCTGACCAGCCGTCAGCGCGATGTCGCCGCCCTTGATGCCAGATACGCTCAGGAGCTTACCGATGCACAGCTCACGATTGAAAATTTGCAGCGCGATGTGGCTGCTGGCACTAAGCGGCTGCGCCTCGCCGCCGGTTGCCCAAACCTGCCTGCCGGGGCCAGTGCCGCCCGCGTGGATGATGCTGCCGGCGCCAGACTTACTGACGCCGCTGAGCGGAATTATTTCTCTCTCAGAAACCGCATCGACCTCGCCACCAGACAAATAGCCGGGCTGCAGGACTATATCCGCCTGCAGTGCCTGCGCACGCCCTAACTTTCATTTCCACGGAGACCGTAGATGAATGACTCAACCCGTCCGGGATATCTCACGCCGGTCAGTTCACCGCCCGCCTATGACGAAGCGCTGGAGCAGGTCCTGATCCGCTGGATTAGCAGCCTGGCAGGCATTCCGGACGATGCCATTGCGCCGCGCTGGACAGAACCACCGCCGCAAACCGCCGCCGTGGAGCAGACGCGCTGCGAGTTCGACCTCGCCATCGGCCACGATGCCAACCCCATGTTCGTCCCTGTTTCCCAGTACAGCGACGAGCTGAGACAAACTGAAACGCTGGAGGTGAATTGCACATTTTACGGACCTGACACGCAGGCCATTGCCACACAGTTTCGCGATGGCCTGTACGTCGCGCAAAACAATACCGAGCTTAATAACCTGGGTATGACGATCAAAACCTGCGGGGCGCTGACCCCTTCGGCTGAACTTATCAACAATCAGTGGCTACGCCGCTACACCCTTACCGTCACGCTCCGCCGCCGCGTGGTGCGCGAATACGGTATTCAATCCCTCCTTTCAGGAACGGTTAACTTCTTCGGAGAATAAAATATGTCACAGGGATTACCTGTCTCTAACATCGTCAACGTGACGGTGAGCATGGCTGCGCGCGCAGCACAATCACGCAACTACGGCGCGCTGCTGGTTATCGGTGCCAGCGAAGTTATTGATGCCCATGAGCGCATGCGCGCTTATTCCGACATCAGCGGCGTCGCGGCAGATTTTGGTGTGGATGCGCCGGAATACAAAGCGGCGGGCCTTTACTTCCAGCAGTCTCCGCAGCCGGTGGACTTGTACATCGGCCGCTGGATGAAAACCGATACGGCGGCGCTGCTGCGCGGCGTTACGCTGACGGCTGAGCAAAAAGCGATGAGCAACTTTACGCCGATCGCCGACGGCTCGCTGAAAATCAAAATTGACGGTACTGAAAAAACGCTCGTCGATATCGATCTTAGCGCCGAAACCAATCTCAACGGCGTAGCCGGTCGCCTGCAGGACGGTCTGGACGGCGCAACGGTCGAATGGGATGCCATCAGCGGCCGTTTCACCGTTCGTTCTATTACCCCTGGCGCCAGTTCTTCCGTGGGCTTTGCTTCGGCGGGGGCTGAAGGCAGCGATCTTTCTGCGTTGCTGGGGCTGACCGAATCTGCAGGCGCCACGCCGGTGGCCGGGCAGACCAGCGAAACCATCGAGCAGTGCGTCTCGGCTTTGTCGAGCCACTCCACCGACTGGTACGGCCTGGTGATTGCGGAGAGCAGCCTGAGCGACGCAGACGTGCTGGCCGTGGCGGCGGTGATTGAAGCCGACGGCGTGTCCCGCATTTACGGGCACACCACGCAGGCAACCAACGCGCTGGACGCGGATTTCACTACCGATATCCTCAGCCAGCTGAAGGCGGCGAAATACGCCCGCACCTTTGGGCAGTATTCCAGCGCCAGCCCGTATGCCGCCGCTTCACTGTTTGGTCGCGCTTTCACCGTGAACTTCAACGGGAATAACACCACCATCACCCTGAAGTTCAAACAGGAGCCGGGCATTGCCGCCGAGACCCTGACTCAAAGCCAGGCCAATGCGCTTCAGGGGAAAAATGCCAACGTCTTTGTGAATTACAACAACGACACCGCCGTTATTCAGGAAGGCGTGATGTGCAACGGCGACTTTATCGACGAGCGCCACGGCCTCGACTGGCTGCAAAACTACGTGCAGACCAACCTCTACAACCTGCTGTTTACCAGCACCACAAAAATCCCGCAGACCGACGCGGGCGTCACTCGCCTGTTAAGCAACGTGGAGCAGTCGATGAACCAGGCGGTCACCAACGGCCTGGTCGCACCGGGCATCTGGAACGGCGGAGAGATTGGCCAGCTGGCTGCCGGTGACACGCTGACCAAAGGCTATTACGTGTACGCCCCGGCCGTAGCAACGCAGGCGCAGTCCGACCGTGAAGCGCGCAAAGCCCCGGTTATTCAGGTGGCTTGCAAACTGGCAGGTGCCGTGCACTTTGCCGACGTTGAAATCAATGTAGTTCGTTAAGGAGAAATTTATGAGCGCATATTCTTTTATGGATGTATCGGCATCTTTTGCTGGTCCTACTGGCTCCATCGATCTGGGGGCGGGTTCTGCCAACGGCGAAGAGGGCATTAAGGTTGAAATGAACGTGGCTAAAAACACCATGACCGAAGGTATTGATGGCGAAGTGATGCACAGCCTTAACCCAAGCAAATCGGGCAAAATCACCGTCTCACTTCTTAAAAGTTCGCCGGTGAATAAAAAGCTCTCGCTGGCCTATAACGCGCAGACGCTCTCATCTGCCGCATGGGGCAACAACGTTATTGTGATTCGCAACAGCGTTTCCGGGGATGTGGTCACCGCCCGCTCCGTCGCCTTCCAGAAGCTGCCTGATAACGCCAACGGCAAAGAGGGCGGCAGCGTGGCCTGGGTCTTCGACTGCGGGAAAATTGACCAGGTTCTGGGAGTCTTCTAAGCCATGGAAATCACTATCAAAGAGATGAACTACCGTATTGGCAAGCTTGGCGTATTCGAGCAGCTGAAGGTTTCCAGAAAACTGCTGCCGGTGCTGGCCGGCATGGTTGCGGATTTTCGTCGCCTGCAAACGGCACGGGTGGAAGAAGAGGGCTCGAGCGCCCTGGAATCCCTGCTGCCGAAAATTGCGCGCACGCTTTCCGATCTGAGTGAGGAAGACTGTCAGGCCATCATCTTCCCCTGCCTGAGCGTGGTGGCCCGTCAGCATATGAAGGGCTGGGTGCCGGTGTTCAGCCAGGGCAGCCTGGCCTTCGATGATGTTGACCTGCTTACCCTGCTACAGCTGGTGGCCCGGGTGGTGGCCGATTCGCTGGGAAATTTTTTGCAAGAACTCCCCGGCGACCTGATGCAGGGCCCGGCAGCAGCCTGACGCTCGACACCCTGCCGGGCGGAGAAGATTACATTCTCCGCCCGGCGGAGGTTTTTGGCCTCGACTGGCAGAGCCTGAAAAGCGGCGCGGTGGATCTCTACGACATCGCGCTGATGAATGATTACCTGGATATGCAGGCCGATAACAAGGCCCGCATTGCACGCTGGAGAGAGGAAAATGAGTGATGCCAGACAGCTCAGCAAGCTTATTTCAATGGATGTTCATTTAAAGAATATCGAGCTTGTCCTGAACAAAGTGCATGAAGATCAGGGCGGCGTGTTTGAAAAAATCGCTGCTGCTCTGGAAAAGTTAACCGGCTTGCCGACCGGCGGCGCTGAAAAGGGGCAGAAAAAATATCCTGAGGATAAGCCGGAAGAAAAGTCGGAATCGAACGTTGGAAAAATGGTTGGTGATCTGGGCAAGTTTGGCAATCTGTTCGTTCAAGGGGTGACAAAGTTTATGGGCTTTGTCTCCGGTTCTGCGGAAGGTGTGGCGAAAGATGCGCGGTCAGCAAAAGATAGCGATACCAGCGTTGGCGGCTATAAAGCGATTGCCTATGCGGCGGGCCAGACCGGCGTTGACGCAGATTTTATCAGCGAGTCGTTAAAAAATGTCGCTGCGTTCTGGAAGCAGGATGCCGCAGGTGAAGGAATGCTCAACAACATGGGCATCCAGACCCGCCGGGCGGACGGCAGCCAGGCGGATAACGCGGATGTTTTTACTCAGGTTAGCCGGTCAGTCAGCGCTATGGATCCCGGCACCGCAGAGCAGTTTTCGGGCGCGCTGGGGATGAATGAGCAAACGCTGAATGCCATGAGGCAAGGCATGGCTCAGTACACCGAGCAGTACCATCAGATGATGACCAGCACGGGCATAGATGCGGAAAAGGCGGCCGTCCAGTCAACGCAGTTTATGACCTCTATGCGTAAAATTACCGCCGTTTCTGACCTGATTCGCGACAAGGTTGGCACGGGGCTGGCCGCAGGGTTAATTGGCCCGGTTGAATCGATAACCACCACGATTCTCGCCAACTTTCCCAAAATTGAAGCTACCGTCAATCAGGTTGTCGGGGGGATATCAGGTTTTGCTACCCTTTTTGCAAACGCTATCAACGGGACAATTGGCTGGGTTTCGGCGTTGATTGGGCTGTGGCAACAGCTGGATTCAAGCACTCAAATTGTTATTGCCGTAGTGACAGCCCTTGCGGCTGCCTGGTTCCTTTTGGGCACCGCTTTCCGGCTTTCGCCGATAGGCATTATTTTGACGCTGGCGACCGCCATTGGCCTGGTCTATGACGAGTACGCTAAATGGAAATCCGGCGGGGACACTTTCATTGACTGGGGAAAATGGGGCGGTGCAATCGGCAAAGCCTCCGCGGCCATCGGTAAACTCATTACCACCGTTAAAAACCTGATTCTCCAGTTCTGGGACATGCTGAAAATCGATTTCTCCTCCTGGTCAATCGATAAAATGTTCGACGGCCTGATAGGCGGGTTTGAACAGCTTGGCACGATGTTGCAAAAAGTGGGCAGGCTGATCAAAGCGCTGAAAGAGGGCAGCTGGTCAGAAGCGGCGAGCATCGGCAAAGAGATGATGAACGACGTCAGCAACAGCCCGGTTGGAAAGCTATTTCAACAGGGTAAGGAACTGGTCAATGAAGGCGTGGAAAAAGCGGATAACTGGCTTAACAACGGAGAGAAAAAAGATACCCGCCGCCCTGACTCTGCCGCCTTAATTTCTCCGCAGACGTTAGACAAT